TCGACATTGCGCCGATCACCTTGCCGGTCTTTGGATCGCGGTGAATAACCGCCTTGCGCGGCTTGCTCATCGCCTGCATTAGCCCCTGGTGCGACTGCCCGATGACGCCGACCAGTTGCGCCAGCGCATCATCGAGCTTGCTTGACTTGGCGGCTTCGCTCTTGCGCCGCTCTGCATCGCGCTCGAGGATCATCCCGTTGCGGAAGTGCAGCGTCCGCATGTCAACGTCATCCTGCGGCTGTGCCTGCGGCTGCTCAAGCGGCAATTGCATCTGCTGCTGCTGCGCCTCTTGCGCGGCCTTTTGTGCGTTTAGCTGCGCCTGCGTCGTGGCCTTGAACTGCTCGATCTGCATCTGATTTTGCGCTTTCTCGCGCTCGATCTGCATTTCGATCGCGGCCTTTTCCTGCTCGGTCTGTCGATCGAGCAGCGCGGCCTGTTGCTTCGCCGCCAGGTCGGCCTGCGCCTTCTCGCGTTCTAGCCCCATGCGGGCCTGGGCCTGCTGCTGTTCAAGCATGAGCTTGGCCTTGGCTTCCTCTGTCTTCGGGTCGGGCTGCTGCGCTTCATTCTGGCCGGCGTCGCGGAATTTCTTCTTGATGTCGGCCGGCAATGGGCTCGTTTCAATCAGCACGTCCATCACTGCGGAAGCCTTCGCAGGCGACAGCATCGGCGCCACCGCCGGAAGGGCCTGGCTGATCGCGTCGTAAGTGTCCTGCATCAACGTGATGCTGTCGGGCCCCTCGTCCAAGATGATGTCAACATCCAACTCGCCCACCGCATTGCGCAGCTGCGGCATGCCGGTGACCGGATCGACCGCCACCGTTTCGTTGATCTTGACGAATTGCGGTTGCCCCTCGGCGTCGGTGACCCTGATCCACCGCTCGTTCGTCCAGTACGTCTGCACCGCGTTGAATAAACTGCGATACACGCGCATTTTCCACGCGCGCATGTTGAGCATGTACGGCCCAAGTTCGGCGATGCCGGCTTGCTGCAGCAACGCAATGGCGCGGCCGGATGATCCGGGGGACAGGCCCCCGCCCCCGCCACCACCCGCCAGTGCGGGGTTAGGCCCGAAGTTCTCGATTTCCTGCGCTGCGTCGCGCATGAACTCCAGTTGGCCCATCACCGCGGCCTGCTTGGCCTGGTCGTCGAAGCGGATGTCGTCGAGCCCGGTGTTGACCAGCACAATGCCGTCGGCGCGCGCCGCCTCCCGCCGCAACGCCTCCACGTTGCCGTCCGCCACCGCGGACTTGGTGGCGATGATGCGGCGGTTGTTGAGTTCGTGCAGGCCCTTCGACCGGCGTTGGTTCACCTCGTCCTGCGCACTCTGCAGATTGCGCGGGAAGCCATACCTATCGCCCTCGTGGTCAACCTGGGCCGAGAACATCAGATATTTGCAGAACGCCTTGCCGTACTCGTCGGCAAACGGTGACTCGCCCGCCATCAGTATCTTGGAGCCGGTGAACAGCGCCCATTTCCAGCCGCCTTTTGATTTGTACCAAACGTCAACAAGCCTGACCTGCTTGAAGTCGCCGTTAGCCTGAAACCACTTCGCATCCCTGTCGGAATTGCTGGTGAGTTCGCCGCTGCTGTCGCACGCGGCTTTGATATCGTCTTCCATGCCCGGAAGCAGCTCGATCATCATTTCTTCGTCAACGTACTTGCCTACTCCCCTGTAGCGAGCGTCGGAAAAGTCGTGTTTGAACGAGCGCGGGTCATAAAAAAACCCGTCGTTATCGACGGGTCCAAACAACACATCATAGTCAGGCGGTTGCATTGGTGGGCCGCCGTTGTGGCCCATCCCGGGCATCATTCCGCTACCCTGTTGCGTCCGCGCCGTGGGCGGCACCGTCTTGAGATCGAGTTCGATGCCAGCCAGGCCGTCGATCGCCGCCGCCTCCGCAATGATCGGGCCGACCTCGTTCCACTTGTTGCGATCCATGATGAAGCGCAGCACCGCGGTCGCCAGGTCGGCGCCCTGCTGGTGCTGCGGTGTACGCGGGTAGGCTTTTGGGTCTTGCTTGAGTCGTTCCACCAATCCCACGATGCCATCGATCTTGCGCCCGATCTTGTTGTACGTGACGACCGGTTGGCGCCGATCGTTGAACGTCTTGATCTGGTCCGATGTCCATTGCGAACCATGCCGATAGCGCCGCGCGTTCTGCTGCTCCTGAATTTCCAGCGTCTTGTTATCGAGGTAAGTGGTGTATGCCTGGATGCACTTTTCCAGCGTCCATGAGCCATCCTTGTTCTCGTCGTTGTCGGACAGGTCGGCGGGTCCACCACCGGACGCGGAGCCGCCCTGCTGGTAGCCGCTCATGCTGACGACCGTATTGCCCGCCATTTGCTGACCCTCAGTAGCTTTGCCGGCCGATCGACATCGCGGCGGGATCAGGCGGCGGTAGCGGCGGCCCGCCCGGAATGGCGGTCTGCGGCGGTGCCGCGGGCGGCTTGATCATTGGTTCGGTGCCCGGTGGCGGCAATGGCGGTGCCATGTCGTCAGGCCCCGCGCCCTGCTGCGGACCGCCCAGCGTGCCGGCGAATGCCGTCATCAGCGGCGCAACCGCGCGCTGCTCGTCCGGGGAAAGCGAGCCGACGAACATTGCGAATTTCTGCTGAATGGTTTCCATAGGTTGTCCTTCGCCGGAGTTGGCGCCTGTAAAATGTCAACCGAAAAAAGTGGGGTGTTTATTCAGAAAGAGGGGCGTAAATTGCGAATTGGTAGGGCAGTCATGGCTTGACAGCGTTAGGCACTCTTCCGCCCATTGGAAGCGCCCCGCTTACCCACAATGGGAGAGCCCGGAAACGTGATGCAGCGAGCGGGGGCCCTACCGCTTTCAATAAGTTCGCCAGTCGCCCGGCTGCTCGCCCTGCGGCTTTAGCGGCGCATAGCCGCTGATGTCCTGCGGCTTCGGTGCTTCCTTCACGCGCGCATACGGCCGCGACATGCAGGCATAGCGCCATTCGTCGCCAGCGTGGTCCTCGCTGTCTGACATCACGTCTTCGTACCGATCGGGATCGTGCTGCAGAAACGGGATGGTGCGGATGCTGTCCACGCAAGTCGAGAACGTCACGATCATGGCATGGCCTTCGGTGTTGCCGACCATCCGCGAGCGCATCTGATCCCAGCCGCTAATTTGTTGGCCGTGCCGCACCCGCCTGTTGTCGGCGCGCTTGAACCATACTTTGCCGCCTGAGCCGGTGCCCATGCTCTCGGCGATCGACGGCCCGCCATCCTCGATAAAGGCCGATGGATCGAGCACGCCGTAAGCGATGTCATCGCCCTTTTCCCGTTCGGCAATTTGCCTGCCTACTTCCGCCGCGTGCAGTTTGATCCCGACATTGGGCTGTCCCGGCTTCATGCCGTACCACTCGCGATAGCGCACCATGCAGCCACGCGGCAGAATGTGGCCGTTCACCTCATGATCGTCCGACGCCACCGCCCACCAGCCGACCGAGAACGGCGAAGCCGAGCCCCAATCCATCGAGCGGAACCGCATCCAATCCTTCGGGATATCGAACGGCCGGATCACATGCCTGGCGGTGTTCCAGCAGTCGAAGAACGCGCCGAGCGTGACCGACCAGTCGCCAGCGAGCCACGCCGCCACCAGTTCCGCGCTGCCCGAGGCGCGCAGCCGCTGCTTGTAGGCTTCGGCGTCAATAAAGACGTTGTTATCCACCTTGCTTGGAATGAATACCCGAGCGAGCCCGGTCACCGGGTCGGTGATGACCTTGTTGCCTAGGGGGGCTGGGTCAACGTATCTGGCCTTCACCCACTGGTGGCCTGGCCCGCCGGGATTGCCGGTCAGCCGCATGCCGACCGGAACGCCTGCACCTGAGCGCAGCGTCGCCATCAGCTTCATGATCGGCGCTGGGCTTGGGAAGTTTCCGCATTCCTCGATGTAGACCCGCGTGTAGCTGTGGCCCTGGTAGAGCTCGGCGTCGGCGTCGCGCTCCAGATAGGCAAACCGTAGGCGCGCGCCCTTCGGATCGCGCCACATCTTCTCCTGCTCCTGATACGTCCACTTGAGCGGCGAATAGATCGCCCGTGACCGCTCGATGGTGTCGATTAGTTCCGTGCGCGTGCGCCGGATCATCAGCCCGGCGGCCTTGTCGCCGTAGCGGTCAGCGTGTGCCATCCATTCGCCAAGCATGCCGTCAGTTTTGCCGCCGCCGCGGGCACCACCGAAGAACACCTCGAATACTGGGCACTGAATTAAACACCATTGCGGCCAATTCGCCCCAGGGCTCCATAAGACACGATCTACAGGTTCGAGCATCAGGGCTGCTATTGCAGGTTTCCACTGCCGTTGGTGATCTTGAGTGGATCAGGTAATGGATCGAGGTGGTCGATCGAATACTTCTTTTCCCATTCCTCGCGCGAGAGCATGGGCGGAAGCTCCACGACATAGCG